CATTATGGGTAGGATAGGAAAAATGGGCCTCAGAGGACCGAAGAAAAAGCCCACGGTGCTGAACGAATTGCACGGCCGGCCGGGGCACGGCAAGATCAACCGTCGGGAGCCGAAGCCGGGGGGGAACCTCCACACGCCACCGTCGTGGATGAGCAAGGAGCAGAAGGCGGAATGGACGAAGATTGTCGGCAATTGCGTCCCCGGTCTACTGACCTCCGTCGATGAGTCCAACCTCACGACCTTCGTTGTCGCCGTCTGCCTGCATCGTGCAGCAGCGATCACACTGGGTAGGCTGAAAGACCTCGCGGTACCCGTTGGACCGAACGGCGCCATTCAGCAACACCCGGCCCTGCAGGTCGTGAACCGGCAGGCCCTCATCATCCTCAAGGCTGCCGCCGAGATGGGCTTCACCCCGGCCAGCCGTACGCGTATTCAGGTCAATGGCGATATCCCTCCCCCCGTTGCGAAGCCGTCCAAAACGGTTTCACAGCCCGGAGGTCTCGCCGCATTCGCAGGATTAAACCCTGATAACAAACACGCAAATTGACGAGACGACGGCCTACGCTAGAGCAGTTCTCGCGGGAGAGTATCCGGCGTGCAAGCTCCACAAGGCCGCATGTCAGCGTCATCTGAACGACTTGAAGAGCGGCCCGGAGCGGGGGTTGAGTTTTGAAGTTGCATCAGCGCAGTACCGCATCGAGTTCTTTCCGCGTTTTCTCCGTCATTCGAAAGGTGAGTGGGCGCATCAGCCCGTTGAGCTTTCCCCCTGGCAGAAGTTCGTCGTCGGCTCCGTCTTCGGATGGAAGCGCAAGGACGGCACACGCCGCTTCCGGACGGTCTACGAAGAGCTTCCCCGCAAGAACGGGAAGTCAACGAAGCTAGCGGGCGTCGGCATCATGCAGCTGGCGATCGACAACGAGAGTGGCGCGGAGGTCTACAGCGCGGCCACGAAGAGGGACCAGGCGCGCATCATCTTCGACGAAGCGAAGCGGATGGTGGCGTCGTCCCCGGAGCTGCGGAACGAGATCAGGCGGTTCAAGTTGAACCTCTCGATCGACATGACGTACTCCAAGTTCGAGCCTCTATCCGCTGACGAAAAGACACTCGACGGTTTGAACCCGTCCTGCGTTCTGATCGACGAGTTGCACAAGCATCGCAACCGCGGCCTGCTCGACGTCCTCGATACTGCGCAGGGTGCCCGCCGCCAACCTCTCCTCTGGATCATCACGACCGCTGGCGATGACACGCCGGAGTCGGTGTACGCGGCGGAGAACGATTACGCGGTGAAGGTTCTTGAAGGGACCATCCTGGACGACAGCCACTTCTCCTTCGTCACCTCCGTCGACAAGGGCGACAAGTGGGATGATCCGAAGACGTGGGCGAAGGCAAACCCCGGCCTCGGAACCTCAGTCAGCTTTACCGACATGGAGCGCCAGGCGAAGAAGGCTGTGAAGTCGCCGCCAGCGCAGAACGCCTTCTGCCGGTTGCGTCTCAACATCCGGACGGCCTCCGCCGAGCGTGCCATCGACATGGAGACGTGGAGGAAGAACAGCGGCCCGAGGATCGACCCCGCGCACCTGAAGGGTCGTCGTTGCTGGGGCGGTCTCGATCTCTCAAGCAAGATCGATATTTCCGCCTTCGTTCAACTGTTCGAGCCGGAGGAGCCGGGCGGCAGGATGCTCGTCGTCCCGCAGTTCTGGATGCCGTTGGATACCATCGAAGAGAAGGCGGAAAAGGATCGCGTGCCTTATCGTCAGTGGGTCAACGAGGGATACATCGAGGTCACTCCCGGCAACGTCATCGACCATGCCGAGATCGAACGCGCCGTCAGGTCGGCCAATGACGAATACAAAATCGAGTCCGTCGGCTACGACCCTTGGAACGCCACGCAGCTGGCGTCGAAGCTCCTCGGCGAGGGTGTCCCGATGGTGGAGTTCATCCAGGGCCTCCGCAGCTACAGCGAGCCGACGAAAGAACTCATCAACCTTCTGGTCTCCTCGAAGTTGGACCATGGCGGCAATCCCGTTCTCTGGTGGATGGCGAGCAACTTGAAGACGCACCGCGACAAGAATGAAAACGTGATGCCGCACAAGATGCACTCGACGGGTCGCATCGACGGTATCACTGCCCTGATCATGTCGATCGGTCGGCATATCCACCAGGAAGCGGCACCGGGAGTTTCAATCTGGGACCGTCAGATATTAGGGGGGACTCCTGATGTGGCCCCTTGATCGTTCCCCACCCCGTCGTGCAGTCTACGACCGGATCACACCGACGCTTCGTGCAGCTTCGTTGGAGAACCCGTCGACGTCGATCTCAAATCCGGCTGCGTGGTTGGGCGAGTCTCTCGGTGGCGGTTCCAGCTTCGCCGGCGCTTCGGTCAGCGAGACTTCGGCGATGCGAAGCACGGCGGTATTCCGTTGCGTTGCCCTGAAGTCGGGCGTCATTGCAAGCCTGCCGCTTCAGACGTTCCAACGCACGAAGTTAGGACGGGAGGCCGCGAATGATCATCCCATCGCGCCGCTCCTTCAAGGTAATCCCAACGACCTCATGAGCGCCTTCATCTGGAAGGAATTCATCGTCTCGAACCTCATGCTGGCGGGCAATCATCTCAGCGTGATGGAGTACAACAACTCTGGTCAAGTCGTCGGTGTTCTCCCCGTGCCCTGGCAGCAGGTTACTGCGGAGCGTGCCGACGGCCGCAATAAGTACATCATCCGTGTTACCGGTGGGCGTGAGGTTCTCGATCAAGCGGACGTGCTTCACGTTCCCGGCATCGGCTTCGACGGTGTCAAGGGCATCAGTCCGATCCAGTGGGCGGGCCGTCAACCGATCGGCACGGCGTTTGCGCTGGAAGAGTTCGTCGGGCGCATGCACGCCAACAGTGCTCGCCCCTCCGGCTTCCTTGAAATCCCGAAGGGGATCACTGACGAGGGACTGCGCGCACTCATGGTGGAGTTCGCCGCCATGGCGCAAGGACTTCGCAACAGCGGCACGGTTGTTCCTGTCGATGCCGGAGCGAAGTTCACACCGATGCAGTTGACGCTGGCCGACGCCCAGACGCTTGAGAGCCGGAGATTTCAGGTCGCTGACATTGCGCGCCTCTTCGGTGTCCCGCCGCACATGATCGGTGAGACGGACAAGACCTCCTCCTGGGGCAGCGGCGTCGAGCAGCAAACGATCGGGTTCCAGATTTACAATCTGGAGCCGGAGCTGTCGCGCATTGAGGGGGAACTCAATCGCAAACTTTTCAAGGCCCCCTTCTACTGCGAGTTCAATCGCGAGGCCTTGGCTGCGATGGATGCCAAGACACTGATGGAGCTTTACGCCAGCGCCGTGAACAACGCCGGTATGACGCCCAATGAGATACGACGCAAGCGGAACCTCCCCGACCTTCCCGGCGGCGACAAGCTTTACGTTCAGGGTGCCGTTGTCCCACTTGAGAATTCTGGCGCGGCGGCGCGGGCGAATTTGCCGACGGAATCTAGCGACCCACCAGCGGCCATTCAACTTCGTCTTGATGATATTGAGCGCCAAATCGGGGATATTCAACAAACGGGATTGAAGAACATCGCCTCTTTGATTGAGGCTATCCGTACGACGCCGGCGGCGTAATACCTAGCATCATCTGGACGCAACCGTCGCGTCGGCGGTTGTGAGTGGTGGGTCCTTCGTTCAAAGTGATAACGATTTCTGGCTACTCGCAGCCTAGTAAGGAGGCATCATGCACCGCAACGACAGCTACACCTTCGCCATTTACAATCGCGTCGGCGACAAGTCCGCTGCCCAGAAGGAATGGAAAGCGCGGTTCGAGAACCGCACGCTGCCGACTGAGCAGCCCCAGGACAAGGTCGTCGAGATTCGTGCAAACGCCGCCGCGACCGAAATCCTCCTGTATGACGAGATCGGCGTGTGGGGCATCACGGCCAAGAGCTTCATCACGGCCCTCGCCACGATCACCACGCCCGACATTGTCGTCCGCATCAACTCCCCGGGCGGGGATGTGTTCGACGGCCTCGCGATCTACAACGCCCTGAAGGCGCACAAGGGGAACGTCACTTGCGTGGTCGATGGCCTCGCGGCTTCCGCCGCTTCGTTCATCGCGCTGGCTGGTAGCACCGTCCGCATCCACGAGAACGCGTTGATGATGATACACCGTGCTTGGGGTCTCGCCATCGGCAATCAGTCAGATATGGCTGACATGGCAACAGTGCTTGGAAAGATCGACGGCCAGTTGGCCGATATATATGCCAAACAAACTGGCAAGAGTTCCGCCGAAATGCTGGCCCTGATGAAGGGCGACAGCGACGGCACGTGGTTCACCGCCGCCGAAGCTGCCGCTCTCAACCTGGTCGATGAGATCGTCGATCCGGCTGAAGGTCCCCGGGATGAAGCGGACTCCGGGGCGAGCAAGGCATCAGCTCTTATCGGGGCCATGCGTCGTCGGCTCGCTCTGGCCGACCGCGACTGACAGTCAACCCCGAATAGGCGTGCGGTCTCCCGCTCGCTTTCCTGCCGTCCGTGTGGACGGTCTCTATGGTTCGAAAGGAGCCAATCATGAACAGCAAGAAGTTGCGGGAGCAGCGTGCCAAGTTGGTCGCTGACGCCCGAGTCCTGAGCGATGCCGTCAAGGACGGCGAGACGATGACGCCCGAGAACAGCGTCAAGTTCGACGAGATCATGACGGAGGCCGATCGCCTCAAGACTGAGATCGACCGCAGCGAGCGTCTGTCCGACGCTGAGTCCGACCTCAAGGCGCGTGTCGATCGCCGTGCCGGCCGCGACAGTCTCTCGGCGGACGAAGCCAAGGACAAACTCGAAATCGAGGCCAAGGCTTTCAAGTACTATCTGTGCAACGGGATGCACGCGATGCCGGACGAACTCCGGGCCGTTGCAGTCCCCCGCTTCCAAGCGGCGCAGGGTACGGGCAGCGATGCCGCCGGCGGCTACACCGTGCCGGAGGGCTTCTACGGTCAGATCATCAGCGCCGAGCTGGCCTTCGGCGGCATGCTCGATCCGGGTGTCTGCGACGTGTTCACCACGTCGACGGGCAACCCGCTGCCGATCCCGACCGACAACGACACCTCCAACGAGGGTGCAATCCTCGGAGAGAATACGCAGGCCAGCGAACAGGACGTCACCTTCGGCGCCGTGACCTTGAACGGTCATACCTACTCGTCGAAGATCATCCGCGTTGCCAACCAGCTGCTGCAGGATTCGGCATTCAACCTCGACGCCTTCCTGGCTGAGAAGTTGGGCATGCGCGTCGCCCGCATCATGCACCGCCACTTCACGACCGGTGACGGTGCGTCGAAGCCGACGGGTGTCGTCAACGCTTCGACGGCGGCCTTCACTTCGGCCTCGGCCAGCGCGATCTCGCCGGACGAGATCATCGACCTCGCTCACGACGTCGACCCGGCTTACCGCAACGGCGCTCGCTACATGATGAACGACACGACCCTCTTGGCGCTGAAGAAGCAGAAGGACGGCGAAGGCCGCTATCTGTGGTCCTCCGGCCTGGCGTTCAAGGAGCCTGACACCATCAACGGCTATCCGTACACGATCAACCAGCACATGGCGGATATCGCGACGGGCAGCAAGTCGATGCTGTTCGGCAACTTCAAGAAATACATGATCCGCAACGTGGCGGGCATCATGGTGATGCGCCTGGTCGAGCGGTACGCCGATTACAACCAGACGGGCTTCGTGATGTTCCAGCGCGCCGACGGCAACTTGGTCGACGCCGGCACGAACCCGATTAAGCACATCCTCCAGGCCTAGTCAGCGCCAACTGACTGAACCCGCGCCGGCAGGGGTTAAGCTGCCGGCACTTTTTCAACTCGGCAATCTCAAGAGGAGCGCACATCATGCGCAAGGACAACCACAACGGCATCTTTCCCAAGACGCTCTTTCCGCCCATCGCGGCGCAGACCAATAGCAGTACGGCCCGCATCTCCAACATCATCGACACTTCTGGCTATGAGAGTCTGGAGCTGGTGCTTATCAACGGCACCAACACCGATACGACCGCCACTTTCGCGGTATTGGTCGAAGACGGCGCCGACTCGGCCCTCAGCGACAACGTGGCCGTGGCGGACGAGCAGCTGCTTGGCACCGAAGTGCTGGCGGCTTTCACGTTCGCCAACGACGGTATTTGCCGCAAGATCGGCTACCTCGGCACGAAGCGCTACGTGCGAGTGACCGTGACGCCGACGAGCAACGACTCTGGAGACTGGTTCATGGCCGGTGTCGCGATCCTCGGTCACGCCAAGACGCAGCCCACGGCCAATCCGCCGACCTGATGATTGTGGGGCGGCTCTGGTCGCCCCACTCTCTTTCCTCTTCCTCTCCTCCGAGCGCTCAGCGCTAGACGACCGCGGTCGTCGTAACAAAGGAACCGTGCAATGGTTGACGCAACTTATCGGCCCAAGGTCTATCGCGAGCGTGGCGGTGACACAATGATCGTCAAGTCCGGCGGCGTGGTCGACTTCGAGGCCAGCACCGGCATGAAGGTCGGCGGTACCGACGTGACGGCGGACGTCGCTAAACTTCGCACGTCGAACCGTTTGGTGACCACGACGGCCGCAACCCTCTCTGTTACAGAAGCGGCGCACGATAACAAGATTGTCGTGCTCAGCAAGGTCGATGGCCAGGCGGTGACGCTCCCGGCAGCAACTGGCAGCGGCGGGAAGCTACACTTCATCATCGGTCTCACGATCACTTCGGTCGGTACCACGATCAAGGTGACCGGCAACGACACGATGAAGGGCCTGGCCCTCGGTCTCGACGGTGACGGTGCGCCGGCGAACGCCTGGGCAGCAGCCGCGGACTCGGACACGATCACGCTCGACGGGTCCACCACCGGTGGTCTCGTCGGCGATGAGGTCACCCTGGTCGATATCGCCACGGATATCTGGGCAGTTCAGGTCCGCATCCAGCAGTCCGGCGTCGAAGCGACGCCGTTCAGCGCGACCGTATAGTCGAGTAATCGAACATGAGCGCCGCTCAACGTCTCAGCGCTACCGTCACAACTGCAGCCGACGGGAGCGCCACGGTCTATGTCTCCGTGGATCACGGCATGCTGTCGCAAATCCGCTACGTGAAAAACGACTTCGACAACGCTGTCGACTTCGCAATCACGGTGGAAGGAACAGGCGAGAACCTCTGGACGGAGGCGAACGTCGCCGCCTCGGCAACCAAGGCTCCGCGTCAAGTCACGCACGGCGTTGCCGGCGTGGCGCTTCTCTATGCCGCGGGTGGGGCGGGGGTCGCGGACAAGATCGCGATTGCTCGTGACCGCATCATCATCGCGATCACCAATGGCGGAGACGTCAAGACGGGCACTTTCCACTTCGTGTTTGTCTGATCCGGAGCATCAACCATGCGCGCGTTTGCCGATCTCCTGGAAACGACTGCCGTTGCTGCGAGCACGACAGCCGCGCGCAATCTGACCACAACGGACAATGTCAAGACCGCGCTGAAGATTTCGGTCGCGACCCACGACGCGCTGATCGCCTTCCTGATCCTGCGGGTCAACAAGATGATCGTTGACGACTGCAAACTCGCGAGCGATGCTTCGGGGTCCGTCCCAACCTTCGCTCGCGAGACACTGCGTGCAACATGGCAGGTCGATCCCACGGCCTACGCCGGCAACGACCAAACCATTCGCGGCGTCGATCTCTTCTTCCCTTGGCGGTTGCCCGTCTATTCCATCGACTCGGTCGTTGAGGACGGGAACACACGGACCGTCAGCACTGATTATGTCCTGATGAGCGCACGACCGGGACGGCTGCGTCGTGTCTCTAGTGACACTCCGGTGGAGTGGAGCACCGGCAAGATCGTCATCGTGTTCAAGGCCGGCTTCGATATCACGTCGTCGCTTGCCACTACGATCGACCCTGTCATCGAGATGGCGGCGATTGAACAGGTCAAGGCGATGTTCTACGCAGCCAACCGCGATCCCGCGCTTCGTTCCGAGAATGTACCGGACGTCGCCGCAGTCTCCTGGTCGGTCCCCGGTGGTGACACGATGGGGGCAAACGCCTTACTCCCGACGGTACGAGACATGCTCGCACCGTGGCGGAAGCCCTACCCGTGAGCGTCCTCGAAACAGCCGCCCGCTTCATCGCAGAGCGCGGCGAGGGGATGACGCTAGGTCGTGTGTCAGAGGGGACCACGATCACGCTAAACGGAAAGCGTGTGCCCGGATCACTCGATGATATCGGCAACACGTCCGCACAGCAGAGGTTCCGCGTGAAGATCGCAACAGCAGAACTCCTGGCCTCTGCTTGGACAACAAAGGCACCAGCCCGTCACGATACCCTGGTCGTTGGCGGTGTTACACGCATTGTCGATGATGTTCGACCGTTGAAGGACGGCGTAATTGTTGCGTTGTACGATCTCGAGGTCGTCGGCTAATGGCAACCGTCACTCACAACATCGGCGCCGCGGAGTTCGGCAAGAGCATCGGTCAGTGGGTCAAGACCCAAACCATTGCGGTTGCAGAACGCGCTTTGCAGCAGGAGGTCGGTCGCGGTTTCGACAATGCGCCGGTTGTGGTCACCGACGGGATGCCCCGTCGCGACTACACTCAGGTGAAGCCGTTCGGCAAGATCGAGTTCGTCGCCAACACCAACATGGCCTTCGCCGTCCTGTGGGCACTGACGGAACTGCAGAAAAAGAGTCCCGTGCTGACGGGTCGTTATGCATCATCGCATCTCATCCTGATCAACAATGTCGAGGTACAGGGGAACATCTGGGCAGCGTTGCGTTCTATCAAGCCGACGGACCGGGTTCAGATCGTCAACCCGCAGCCCTATGCCCGGAGGATCGAGAAGACCACAGCGCGTAAGGCAACGAAGAAGCGCCACGGCCGCGTTGCCCGGAAGGCCCTGTCCAAGCAGGCGCGGTCCGGCGTTTACCAGCCTGTTCTACGCGCTCTGGTTGGGCGTTTTGGCCGCGCAATGTTTTTCGACTTCAAGTATGTGAACCTCAATCTCGGGGTGAAGGTTTGGGGTCGTTCTGGTGGCGGTGCCGGTCGCGCAAAAATTCAGCGCGATCAGGTCTACCCCAGCCTTCAGTTTTTCATCAAGCCCACCGGCTTGCCGAACTAAGAGACGACCATGGCCGGTGACACTCTCCGCGATGCCTTTCGTTCCGAGCTTGCAACGATCCGCACGGCTGCGTCGATCGCGTGGGTCATCAAGGACACGTTGAACACCAACGTTAACCCGGACGCCAGCGCCGGCTATCTTGAGTTGGAGTTCCCCGGAGGGTCCGAGGATCAATACACGTTCGGTGCTCCGGGCAGTAACCTTCATCGTGAGCAAGGTCAGGTGACTGTTCGTGTTGTCTCCCCGCGGGGAAACGCCACAAATCGGGACCTTGCTGAGACCTATGCGGCGGCTATTCGTTCCGCCTTCCGCATGCGTCGCTTCACCGCCGGCTCCCGGTCTATCCGCATCACAGCAGTGGCGCCGATGGGTGGTGGAGAGGACGAGGGCGGGATGTGGTCCGAGGCCGTTGCGGTTGCATATGAAATTTACAACGTCGCATAAATCTGCAAGGAGATAGTCACTATGGACAGCGCAAACAAGCAGACCGCGATCGTCGCGGAAGTAACGCAGGGGACCACGCCGGCAACGCCGGCCTTCCTGCTCACTCGCGACACTCGCGTCAGCGGATCGCCGCAGCGCTCGGCTTCGCGGTCCCCGCAACGCCGCAGTGATCGTATGGCGGCCAACATGACCTCCGGCCTCTTCACCTTCCCGAAGGTGATTGAGATGCCGTGGGTGCGCGACGCCGCTACGGACGTCCTCTGGGAGTCGGTGTTGTGCGGCGCCTTCGCCACCAACGTGCTCAAGAACGCGAGCACGAAGAAGTCGTTCACGCTGGAGGAGAAGTATGAGGGTGGCGCGACCGATCCATATCGCCGCCTCGCCGGATGCTTGGTCGACTCCCTCTCGGTCAGCTTCCGCAACGGCGAACCCGGCACCATGTCCTGGGGCATTCGTGCCCTGGCGGAGACGGCGGCAACCTCGGCCATCGCCAGCTCGACTTACACCGAACCGACGCCGGGGTACGATCCCAGCACACCCGCCGACATTGTTGCCAATGATATATTCTCGGTAAGCGGCGCCAAGGTCATGTCCATGAATATGACCATCAGCAACAACATGCGCGATCAGCATTCGTGGGGGAGCAACGCCCCGTTCGGCATCGGTCTTGGTCTCTTCGATGTCAGCGGCCAGATCAGCTTTTACTTCTCGCAGTCGTCGGACTACTCAACATTCATGACCCGGCAAACGGGGCTCGTCCTCTCGCTGACGATCGGCGCCACGGCCAACTACAAGGACACGCTGCTGCTTCCCGAGTGCGACGTATGGAACCCCGACGTGGATGATCCGGGCGCCACAGGCGACCACATGGTGACGCTCAACTTCATGGCGCGCTATGACTCCGGCGAGACCGCGGCCATCAAGCTGACCCGCCTGGTCGCCTAATCGGACACCGCAATCGCAACCTGTTGAAGAGGAGTCCGCCGCCATGGACAAATATCTCATCGAAGCCAACTTCCACGTTTATGTTAACCAAGGAGAGGGGCGCCCCGAGAAGCGGGTCGCCTTCACCAAGGGCGTGGTTGTGGAAGCCGACGACGTTCCCGAAGGTCAGTCCGGCGATGACTGGGTGACCAAGGGACTTGCCAAGGCGGTCTAGTGACCGCTTAGCGGTCCTAGCAATAGGCCGCGAACCGAGGCCCGCGCGTGGTCGGCGCGCGGGCCTCACCGCACCGACCGGAGGAACTATGTCAAAAGAAAAATCTGAATATCAGTTCGACGGCATCACGCCGATGCAACGCGATCGAGAGATTGAGGGAGAGAAGGGCACTGAGCTTGGTCTACCCGGCGGCATCACTCTCGTGGTGTTGGCTGCCACGGACGCTAATCCGCGTTGGCGCAATCGCGCCGATGAAATCACCGCCGAGCTTAACCGTCTCCGCAACGCCCGCGCTCCGGGCGAGCGCGTCCGCAAGTACCTCGCCGTCATTTATTCGCAATGCCTGGTCATCGGGTGGAGTGGTGTGAAGAGCAGCGGTGCCGAAATCCCATTCTCGTCCGAGGCATGTGCGGCCTTCTTGCTGCAGGCCGACGACGCTTATACGGCGCTCGACAACGTCGTGTATGACACCAAGAACTTCCGCGGTGCGCGGATCGAGGCCGTGGTCTCCCAAGCGGGGGAATAATCCGGTGGGATAGCGGTCACGGCGCCGAGCTGAAGGGCTGGCACGACGCCGCGGAAAAGGGCCACAACTGGGCCGTTGACAAGCTGCTATCCCGCCCAAGCCTGCCGAGCGAGGCTGCCCCCTTCTGGTCAGCCTTCCTCGCCCTTTCGCGGGACAGGCCTCAGCAATCCCTCTCCATGGGGATGGGTGGCGGCCTGATGCTCCCGCGTCCGGTTCCGATGGAGAGGATACGTCGTGAAGGTCAACGCCTCGGATACACAGGCGAGGCCCTTGAGGACTTCGTCACTATCATCGCTTGTATTGATGATCTCTACGTAGAGGTCGAAGTACGACGCACAGCTGACGAAGCCCGTGCCGTCGTTGTGCGCGCCAAGAAGTGACGGGAACTCATGGCCGAAGAAACCAGGATCATCCGCATCGTCATCGACAGCTCAAAGGCTGTCGATGGCTCTGCTGCGGCCACGCGCGCCCTCGAAAGACTGGAGCGATCGACGACCTCCATGGACAGTACGCTGTCCCGTATGGAGCAGTCGCTAGGGCGCGCCGGCGGCTACCTCAAGGCGCAGCTTGCTCTTGCCATTGCCGCGGTGGGGGCTCGCCTTATCCAGATGGGGCGCGATGCTTTGAACGCCGCTGCCGGGCTCGATGAGCTGGCGGAGCAACTCGGGATCACGACGGAGGGCCTGCAGGCGCTGCAGTTCTCGGCCGTGCAGAACGGCGTCAAGCTGGAACAACTCGAAACCAGCATCTCCAAGTTCTCGCAGAAGATGGGCGAGGCCGCCGGCGGCTCGAAGGAGATGGTCGAGGCGCTGACCGCGCTCGGTGTCAAGAATCTCGACGTGCAAGGCAAGCTCCGGCCGACCGAGGCGCTTCTGCAGGACGTGGCGCGCGCGATCACCAGCATGGAAGACCCGGCCAAGCGCTCGGCTGCCGCCGTTGACTTCTTCGGCAAGGCTGGCTCGCGAATGCTGCCGATGCTGAAGGACATGGCCGGCGGCCTGGACGACATGGCTGCCAAAGCCGCAGCAGCCGGCGCGATGATTGACGGTTCTGTTAGAAAGTCGCTCGACGATATGGCCGACCGCGGCGAGGTGGCGGCGCTAAAATTCCGCGCGCTATTCGCCACAATCGCCGCGCCGATCATCACCGACTCGCTTGAGCGCGTGAATACGATGCTCGGCGAAATCATCGGCCAGCTCGAGCGCGGCAGGCAATCCGGTGAAGGCTTTTGGGCAACTGTGCTCAACGACTCAAAGGCCAAGGGGCGCATTGGCAGTGGTCCCGGCGCGCTCCGCCTCTCTACGCCGGCAGAGGAAGAGGCCGACCGCCGTTCGAAGCTTCAGGGAGAATTGAACGATCCGCGCAACGCGGGCCGCACCGAAATGATCCAAGAGGATTTGGACAGGCTCAATCGGCAAAAGATGCTCGACCGGCAGGCCGGGTTTGAGTCGCAAGAGGAGTGGGCGCGGCGCATCAAGCTCCAGCCGACTGGGGTCGCACCAGGCGTCAGCACCAGCACGGTCAAAGGCGCCGGCGGCGGCAGCACCTCCGAGGACGCGATCGCCAAGTTGCAGCGCCACACGCAGCTCGAGCTGGAATCGGCCAGGGCGCTTGCGGCAGCCTCGCGCGAGGGCTCGTTGGCCGTTGCCGACCTGGAAATCCACTACAAGGCGACCAAGGCGGCGCAGGACGCTTATGCGAGCGCGAGCGGCAAGGCGAAGATTTCCGTCGAGCTTCTGACTGCGACCATCGAGGAACAGATGCGCGCCACCGAGCGCGCCAAGAACCTTGGCAACTTCAACATCCAAACCGTCGAGCTTGAGCGCGCCAACGTGCTGATGGAGGCGGAAAACCGCCTCATCAACGCCAACGCCGAGGATCGCGCCCGCGAGCTCGCGCTCATCCGGCTCAAGAATGACATTCAGTCGAAGGGCCTCGACGAAAACAACGCCAAGGAAAAAGAGGCCATCGACCGGCGCGAGTCGGCGATCACCCAAAACGAGCGGCTGAAGGCACAGGGCGCCGAGCTTCAGAAGGCCAACGAATTGTGGACCGAGCCGCTCAAGACGGCGCTCAGTTCGATCCAGACCACGGCGGCGGATGCGTTCGCCACGATGTTGGAAACCGGCAAGTTTTCGTTTGCCGCGTTGGGCGACGTGGTGAAAAAGACGGTGATTCGCATGATCGCCGAATTCGCGGCGCTGGCGATCATCCGGCCCATGCTGGGCTCGCTGATGGGCGGGCTGCAGGGGCTCGGCGTGGTGAGCGGCAACACTGCCGCGAGCCTCGGTTACGGCGGCGGCGCGGGCGGTTCCGGTATCT